GCTGTCGAGCCGGCTGCTCCTGCGGCACCTGCTAAGCCTGGTGCAAATGAATTTGCTCAAAAGTTACAAGCAGACTTTGAAGCGTTTGTTAATGCAGGTGGTAGCACAGGTGCTCCGGCTGTTAGACAAGCAATTAAGAGTATGTGGATGCAGACCGGCGGTACTAAAGCTGAAAGCAAAAAGAATACTAAAAAGCCTGTATGAAAATAACAGAAATTATTGTTGAGAGTCGGCTAGACGAGTACGGTAATAATCCCAACGACTCTAGCGATCCAAAGATTGCTGGCGGTGTACCACAAGCAGTTGGCAACCTAAAGTCACGACGCCTAGCACGAGCACAAAAAACTCAACAACCAGCGACCACACCTGCCGCAGAACCGGTACAAGCACAACCTGCATCAATTGATGCTGTACCAGCGGCTGACACACAAGGCGATCAAACGGCAAGCAAGCCTGCAAAAGCGTCTAAGCCAACTCGTTCGCCAATTGACGATTTACTTGATGCCCCGGATAGTGTTGCTACTCCAAAAGTTAAACAACAAGACACCGATAGCTACATACAAAAATTAACAAACATTGTTAATCATGCTGGATTAAAGAGCAACTATGCAGTTGGCCAGTACAGTCTTGACAAGAAAGATCATAGCACTGGATATGAACTTAATCAGCAGATTTGGAAAAACGCTAAAGTTAGCGCCAACAAAGATCAAATTAGTTTGCCATCATATGCTGATGCACCTGCAACGACTTATAATCGCAAGGGTAAAGATTGGTACGACAATACTGGTGCAATAGTACAAGACAAAAATTTATTACAAGCACTAACCGCAAAGGCAGCATAATGTTTTTATACGAAGGCGGAAACATATTTGGAGACGGAGCAATACCCAAGCAGTATGTACAGGGTATTGTAAATCACGTTCAATTAGATATGCCCAGTGGTATCAAAGCTATACCCAACATTGGGTCAGCTGGATTTAAAGTAGAGTCTGGCGACATGGATTTGTTTGTTGATGCTGATGCAGTAATGCAAAAGTTTCAAGCCGAAGATGAAAAAGCCGCCAAAGTAGCATTAGCAGAATTCTTTAATGCTAAAGGCTATCCTACAAAGATCAGTGGTCGTAATGTACACATTGAAGTAGCATACAAAACAGAAAAAGGTCCACGTACTGCACAAGTTGACCTAATGGTTATCAAAGATGCAGAGCGTGTAGCAGACTGGCATCAACACGGCCCACGTGGTATGTATGATGATCCTAACTTTAAGGCCGCACACCTATATATACTCTTAAACAGCATCGCCAAACACCTTGGACTAAAAGTAGATGCATTTGGTGGTACAGTTATGCGTCGTGACAACAATGAAGTTGTTGCCAACAATCGCAAAGACGCCGCAAAGATTTTATTGAATCCTAAAGCAAAACCGGATGATTTAAATAGTGTAGCTACAGTAATGGCCGCACTGAAGAACGACCCCGACAGGGATGGTAAACTAGCACAAGCTAGACAGGATGCCGCTAAAGGCGTTATCAGTTTACCAGAAGATGTACAACCGGGCACAGCCGCTTGGTTTAGAAACATTACAGGACAACTATAATGAAAATTACAGAAATTATCACAGAAGCAGTCAAGCAACGCTTAGATCCTAAGTGCTGGACTGGCTACAAGAAACAAGGTACTAAGATCAAAGGTGGCGTTAGAGTCAATAACTGTGTTAAAGAACAGTTAGAAGAAACCTACGACGGCGATGCTTTTTATGAAGCCTACGGCGAAATTGAAGAAACACTAGAAGAAGCAGAATACCGTGGTCGCAAAGTTCCGCTAGGCAAACCCATGCGTGGCGATGTTAAAAAGTTTAAAGTTTATGTAAAAGATCCATCAACAGGTAACGTTAAAAAAGTTAACTTTGGTGATCCTAACATGAAGATCAAGAAATCAAATCCAGCACGTCGTAAGAGCTTCCGTGCTCGTCACAATTGTGCTAACCCTGGTCCAAGAACAAAAGCAAGATATTGGTCTTGCCGTAAGTGGTAAATGATACTTTTAGAATTCATACGCACCTTAACGGAAGGTACCCGCATCGACCATCCCGAGGATTTAATCTTCGGCGAGGGCAGTACAGGTGCGGCCCGTGCTATACAAGCCCTAACAGATATTGCCAATAACCCAGAAACTGTAACAGTTAAATGGGACGGGTTTCCTGCCGTAGTGTTTGGTCGTAACGTGGACGGTGTACTAGTTGTTGCAGACAAGCACATGTTTACCAAGAAAGACGGCACAGGTCGTGTTACCAGTTTAGAACAGTTTATACAGTACGATGCTAACCGTGGTGCTAACCGTGGCGATCTATACGAAAAGATGCGTGTTCTATGGCCAGCGTTAGAGCAAGCAGTGCCTGCAAACGATCGTGGCTATTATTGGGGCGACTTGTTGTGGGTAGGCGTTCCTCCTGTACAAAATAATCGTTTTGTGTTTAAGCCAAACACAGTTACATATAGTGTCGATGCCAAGAGCAGTTTAGGTCAGCGTATTGCTAACAGCGTGGGCGGCATTGTAATTCATCAATTCTTTCCAGACTTTGATCAAGAACCGGTAGTACTAAATGGTACAGGCAATTTAAACTTAAATAGTCCTGTGTGCATTTTTACACCACGCATGGATGTTACTCCTAAAATTGGCCAGCCAGTGCGATTAATTAAACAAGCACAAAGCAATCTTAAAAAGTATAGTGTGGCCATTGATAAGTTGTTAGATCCAGTAAGTCTTGCAGAAATTAAATGTAAAGATTTGCCGGCACTGATGCAGAAATTTGTCAATGCAAGAGTACGTGGCGAATCACGCACATTTGCAGAATGGGTACCCACAGTAGTTACTAGCGCCAAAGCTAAAAACTTGCTAGGTGATAACCAAGACGGCTACTTGTATCAATATGCCGGCGGGTTAAACGGTGCCTTTCAGTTGTTTGATGATATTACTGCTATCAAGCGTAGTTTAATTGAACAGCTGGATAATCAACAGGGTGCAGTACAAAGCAGTATCAACGGCAAACAGGGCGGTGAGGGTTATGTTTTCCCAACTAGCCAAGGACTTATCAAGCTAGTTGACCGTGCAGAATTTAGCGCCGCAAACTTCGCAAAAAACCCGTAATTTTTAGAAAAAGATAAATATTTACATGAAGCTTATATAGCTCATTAAATTAAGGAGATTTAAAATGGCAACAGTAGTACGCACAAACGGCGCATCAGAAAATTTTGGTGCATTTGGTCGCACAGTACAAGTTTTATCTTGTGCCGCAACAAACATGACACAAGCTCAGATCGACACATTGATCCAGGCATTACAAGTAACTAACTCAGTATCTGGTATCAGCGAATTCACAGCTGGCACAACAGACACTTTGTACGTTGCAGTTGAAGGCCCAACAGTAGCTGACGCTACAATTGGTGCATTCACAGTTACAACAGCAATGACATTTGTAACTAAGTAATTAGTTATTTAGATGCACAAAAGGCCCTAGTTTATCTAGGGCTTTTTTTATGGCCATAAGTAATAGTATGGCAACAGAGTTTTTTACCGTATATAGTTTAGTTGATATTACTGCCACTGGGGTTACTAGACTCACAGTGGACAACGAACATGTTAGAAATCAACAGCGTAATTGGGAAACTGTGTTGCAAGTATTCAGTATGAAAGCACAACCTGTACACATAGAAGGCCCTGTTTGTACAGAACTAGATGTAGGGTATTTAAACTTTGGTGACATGTTTGAAGGTCATCATAAAGTATGGGTAGCTTGTATAGGTGTTGAACATGCTGATGTATATTTAGAAGATGACGATCCTGTTGCAAAGTTAAAAACAGATTTTGCTCAGGTGCCAGTAGTTACAGGATTATCTGAGACTGCACGTTTTATGTTGCCAATCTTTTACACCCACGGTAGTATAAAAAACATATACTTTAAACCGGGGCAAATTGATGTAAATAGTATATGATGCTATCAGGCACACATAGGCATAACACAGGCACCCATAGGCAACAGTATCAACGCATCGCTTATTAATGAGAGAAAGCGGAGACAATATCATGTCCACTAAAGAATTTGAAAAGACTAGTCTTGATGCCCACGTAGAATTATGTGCGGAAAGGTATGGACAGTTGGATAAACGATTGGGGCAATTAGAAGAAAGAACTGCCAAAATTGAAGAGCTGGTTATGGAGATTAAGGAAACAATTTCCGAATCATCGCATGGCCAAAGCAAACAATTAATCACCGTTGGTACTACAGTCATTGGCGTATTACTTACAGCAGTTATTGGTCTAATTACTCACTTAATTTTAAAATGAAAATAGTAGAACTACTTAATAGAGTGCAATTATCTATCAGCAATGAAGAAGCTGATATTCTGGGCAAATTTAACGAAAGCTCAGAATTGCACAGGGCCGACTTCACGCCACGGGAGTTACATGTGGCAAATCAATTAGTCAACAAAGATGTTTTGTTGAGAAGGAATCAAAATGGCCGGATCACGTACAAAAAGAAAATACCCGAATAAAAATAAAGCAGTTATTAAGTCTCAATTAGAAACAGCCGCAGACTTAGTAAGTGGTTATATTAAACATTGGACACGCCAAGAAGCCGATCGTTTATTAAAGACAGAAAATACGCCATTAATTGTACCAACTAAAACTGGATGGAAAGTTGGTCGGTATGAAATAATCACACAATCACAGGGCTACTGGACTGTGGTTGATTCTAACAAAGAAAATCCCCTAGATTTTGCAGAAAAACGTAGTGCTATACTATACTGTATAAGTCACCAAACTCGCAGGTACAGTTTAGCACACGATGTCTTGCTTAAAGATCAACAATATGCTAAACTACACACAGATCACATATACTACGAGCACTGTATTAGACGTGCTGTAAAGCGAAACGACATGTTTACAGTAGATGCATTAAGAGCACGTAGTGACGATACCAAGCACAAATTAGAACTAGCTAAAAATGATTTACAAAAAACTTTAAATCAGGCTAAATATATTAAAATCTGGGACAACCTATTATGAAATTAACAGAAATGAACTCTAAGCCAACAAGCACAAAACTAAACAAAGTTATGGAAAGCCGTTTTGGTTTTGCCGTTGACTATGAAAACCTAACAATGCCTAAAGCATATAAACTAGCAACTTCTATTACAGAGAGTTTGTCTAGCATTAAACGCACACACGGTATTCACGTTGCTGAAAAGAACCCTAAGTACATGGAAATGTTTATGGTTCGTGAAAGCCTACACCGTTGGATGGTTGAAAACCAAGGACGTTTCTTAGCTGAAAGCGAAATGGCCAAATCAGAAGCTATTCTTGCCGCCAAGGACATGGTTGACAGCATTCAAGACATGCTAGAAAAAATCAGCAAAATGCAAAACGAACAGTTGCCTGCGTTACTAGATACGATCCGTGATCAAGTTGGCACAGAACAAGCTGAAGGATTTAAAGGTTCAGTAAGTCCGTTGCTACAGCAATTAGCACAAACACTACAGCAAGGCCGTGAGACAGCAGACAATGCCGCTCGCACACTAGCTGGCGAAGGTGGCAGTGATATGAGCATGGGTAGTGACCTAGGCACAGATTTAGGTGCTGATCTAGGCGCTGAAGCACCAGCTCCAGAAATGGCTGCTGATGAATTTGCTGGTACAGATGCTGCCGCAGGTGGCGAAGAAGAACTAGGTCGAGAGAAGCGTTAATGCGACTTAATGAGTTTAGCGGCACTTACGAAGACATCATTGAAGATGATGCAGACTCACGCGGCGATGCTAATTTAATCACCGCATTAGAGTTTCTACGTAGTCGTGGTCAGCAAAAACACCTAGTACCAAAAGTCCGTGTCGACAGCCTAATACAAATGGTACAAAACACTGGACATAAAGAATTTAACTTCGAAGCACTACAGGGTGCTTTTAAAACCAACGATACAGTTAAAGGCTTGATCAAGGATATCAAAGATGATACCAATGGAGTTAAGTACGTGTACTTGACTGGATTTGATGATAGCGAAGATGAAGCACTAGGGACTGATGCACCGAAATCCGCACCAGAAAAAACTGTAGCCGGAATGGCAAATCGAGCACTAGACAAACGTAGTTAAAGAAGTTATAATAACCCAAAAGGGGCATATTATGGCTTATTCCGACAAAGTAATTGATCACTATGAGAACCCACGTAATGTGGGTTCCTTCGCTAAAGACGATCCAGATGTAGGCACTGGTATGGTTGGTGCCCCTGCTTGCGGTGACGTAATGAAACTGCAAATTAAAGTAGAAAATGGAATCATCACAGATGCAAAATTCAAAACATATGGATGCGGTTCAGCAATCGCAAGTTCAAGTCTCGTTACTGAATGGCTCAAAGGACAAACTCTTGACCAGGCGTCAGCTATTAAAAACAGCGACATCGCCGAGGAGTTGGCTCTTCCACCTGTTAAAATCCATTGCAGTATCCTCGCAGAAGACGCAGTAAAAGCCGCAGTAGAAGATTATAAGAAGAAGCACGATGTGTAATTGCTTGTTTTATGTGTTGTGGATGCGTTTTCGTTGGGGTGGTAAAATACACTTTCACAAAAGTCGAACTTGGGCAGGATTTCATGTTGTATGGACCAGTCCCAATGGCAGTCAATGGGAATACACCTTAGCAAAACCTAAACGTCGACCTTGGTGGTATGTGCCACTTTGTTACAAAGGAGTAGTTAAAAGAATTATATGATTACAATAACTGAATCTGCTAAAGAAAAAATACAAGATCTATTAATCGAAGAAAACAAGCCCGGCCTTAAAGTTCGTGCATTTGTACAAGGTGGTGGCTGTTCAGGTTTTCAATACGGCTTTACCTTTGACGAAGAACAAAACGAAGATGACTTTGAATTTGGCGGAGTGCTAATTGATTCAATGAGCATGCAGTACTTGACTGGTGCCACTATCGACTATCGGGATGAAATACACGGCAGTCAATTTGTTATCAGTAACCCCAATGCACAAACTACCTGCGGATGCGGCAGTAGCTTCAGCGTATGATCACACTAACACCGGCCGCAGTAGCACAAGTTAAACGACTGCTGACTAAACGTGGCAAGGGTGTTGGTATTCGATTGGGCGTTAGAACCACAGGATGTAGCGGATTAGCATACACATTAGAGTATATAGATTCATATGAAGCAGAACCTGGTGTTACAAACTTTGCACAGGACGAATTTGTAGTGCTGGTAGATCAGAAATCCTTGGCATACATGAGTGGGCTAACAGTCGATTATGTTCGGCAAGGGCTCAATGAAGGTTTTGAGTTTCGTAATCCCAACGAACGAGACCGCTGTGGATGCGGAGAAAGTTTTAGAGTTTAATGATTAGCACAGAAACATGCCCTTTTTATCAAGGGTTAGATAATTATTGGCAAGAACAAAAAATTCCGTATATATCGCACAGAGCAAATACAAAAACCAATTGGTCTGGCACTGATAGCGAAGAAAATTTTAATCTAAACCCAAAGCCTGGGTATACTAAAAACAGTATTGTGTATCAATATAATTCCAATGGCTATAGATCAATGGAGTTTGATTTAACAAACTCAAAATCATCTATTCTGTGCCTAGGATGCAGTTTCACTGAGGGAGTTGGTGTGAACTACAATGAAACGTGGGTAAGTAAAATAGCCGATTATTTTCCTGAATATAATACTTACAATCTAGGTGTTGGTGGCAGTTCGGGGGATACAGTTGCAAGAACATTATATTCAATTGGTAATATGCTAGATACAAAAATAGTTTTTATACTTTGGCCGCACATTACTAGATATGAATTATATAATCCAGGTGCACCGACTAACGAATCAGCAAATAGCAAATTTTCTTTTAACAGAGATTTGGCGTCAGACACACATGCATTTAATTTACGAGAAAAAAATAAAGCCATAGTTAAATTATTAAGCCGTACTTATAATTTTCACGTTGAGCAAGAA